AAATAAACCAAGTACCAAATACTTCTGCGGTTTTAATAGTCTTTTCAAATACATTTGGATTTTCTATAACTTGATTAGAGTTAATTAAGAATAAAAATTTATAATCCTTAATGCGTAATTGTGATAATGCCCAATTACGTAGAGTAGCAAATGATACTTCTCTATCATAAGATCTAGAAATGGGGGTTTTAGAGGTGCGATTTTTCGTATTAGATACCACTACTACATTGTTTTTTAATTCTTCTGGTATAGATGAATAGCATCTATCAAGATCTTCTGAGGTGTAAACGTCTAATATTCCTATGCCTATTTTGTCATTCATGTTAATTTTGTGTAAAGGTTGTCTAAATAATTTACTATATCTTCTTTATGTTGCACTTCTAAAGATTCTACAAAGTCTTTTATACTTTTAGGTATATCAATAGCTGTATATTCTATGTTATTAGTGTTTAAATCATCATCCATATTAGACAATTTGTAATCTATACGAAAGAATTTCGGGCCAAGATTTTGAATTTTGGACGATAAAAGAGGTATTTTTTCTGGCTCTATATTTTTATCTACGATAAAACTAACTATATTATTAGGTACATTATCTTTTAAATATTGAGAATCTTGTTTACCACATTGTAAATCATTTAAGCTTACTTTAATATGCTTAGGTGATAGGGTATTTTCAAAAAATTCAATTTCTTCTGTCTCTACATTTAAAATATAAATTCCTCTATCATCTCCTGTGTCTCCAAAATTTTGTTGATATGGACTTCCTACATATAAAATTTTTCCCTTATCATAATTTCTAAGCTCTCTTTTATGAAAATGACCTGATAATACAAAGGGTGATTTATCCAATAATGATTTAGATTCGAATCCGTGGTCACAAACCTTAAAGGAATTCATATAAAAAGATTGTATCTCAAAATGACCAAAGCAAATATCACTTTCTGGTATATCTTTTAGATCTGTTCCCCAAGGAATTAAAGATATTTTCTTATCACCAGCCGCAATAATAATAGGAGTTTTGTCTACTATTATGATATTATCCCAACCATCAAGCATAGTAATTGAATTAACATCGGACCTATCTTTGTAATAACAGTCATGATTACCTGTAGAAATAAAAATACGAAAGTCTTTTAGTATAGAAAAGAATTCTTTAGCAATGGTTAATGTATTAACTGATATCTCATTTCTATTATGGAATATATCTCCCGGTATAATAATGTCATTTATACCTTTTTGAGAATATAATTCTTTAACCCACTCAGCAAATTCCAAGACACTCTTGTGCCACATAGAACTATCTTGCCCTAACCCTATATGGATATCAGAGAATACACCGACATTCTTACTTTTTATACTATAACTCATTACTCCCTATTACGTTCTCTCATGATTTTGATCTGATTATTACGCATTAAATTATTATAATTCTCAGACATAGACATTAATTCATTTTGATACTTCTCATGAGTATCTCTCATATGCTTTTCTTTCTTGATTCTATTTCTGAAAGCGTTAAATGCTATGCGAGTGAAGTAAGAGAACGGATTAGTACCCTTAACTCTATCATATTTCTTAGACATAAGAGCCTTAAACATTCTTATAATACCATCTCCTACCATTTCCTCTCTATAGGTATAGTTAATAAAGTTAGGAGCATAACTGAGCTTATGAGAAATCTTACTAACCATCTCTGCTAAATCATTTGACATATGACCGGAATCATAATATTTGACAATCTCATCATCAAAGTGTTTCGGATCTACATAAAACTTCTCTTTATCAGCTGGCTTCTTTCCTCTTTTCTTTTTAACAGGTTCTTCTGGTTCGACTACTGTGACTACTTTAGTAACTATTTCTTCTAGTTCTTCTTCGTCTATTTCATCATCTTCTTCTATATTTTCTTCTTTGCTTGAAATAATAATTTCATCATCGTCATCATCTGAGAAATTTTCTGTATTATCAAGATCAATGCCTAAGTGTGCAGCTTCTTCTTCTGAGTAGTTAATAAAATCATCATTGTTTAATGATTTACGATAATTCTTTTTCCGTGTATTCATATTTTTCTAAATTGTAAAGTTTCTTCCTTTCGGATAAATGTATTTTACCATACTTTGTATTATCTGCAATGTCAAATATGGTAGCTATCTTTTTAGTGTGATGCAAACGAAGTGCTCTGCCTATGGATTGCATAATCTTAATCTTGGCTTTACCAGCCGAAGCAAAAATAATATTATGTAAATTAGGTATATTAATACCTGTACTAAAAATTTTAGAAACCGCAATTACAATAATATCATTGCGATCATTCATCAAGGATCTAATATTCTCTCGGTCTTCTACTTCTGTGGATCCTCTGATAAAGTATATAGGTCTTTCCGTACTCATACTATCTAAAGTAGCTTTTATAATTTCTCCGTGTGCTATGCGGTCTACCATTATAAGAGAATTATTTTCTAATTTGGTTGCTAATCGGGATATAATTTCATTTCTTCTACTATTGTTTATAAGAAAATCCAATTCATTCTCATAAGCTGCAGTGGGTGATGAATAATCTGAGGTAGATGGGCGGGTGTTATGAATTATATTTAAAATAACTATTTTAAAATCTGATACATGAGATTGTTTTTTAAGATCGTCTGTCTTCTGTTCAAAGGTTATAGGACCTAATTTACCTATAATATTCCATTGATCTATTTCAGAAGGTGGCATTGTACCTGTAAATCCAAATTTATAATCTGTATTAATAAAATTTAAAACCTTATTAAGTTGATTTCCCTTCCTTAAGGAATGAGCTTCATCCATTAATAAAATTTTAATGTCAGCTAATTTGGATAAATCTGAACTCTCACTTAATAATATTTGAGTACCTGCTACTATTATAGTAGCTTCTGGGTCTGGTTTATTATTACCAGACCATTTAGTGACTCCTTTTAATCCATAGGAAGTAAAATCATTAGCGGTCTGTTCTACTAATTGCAAAGAAGGGACAGTAACTAAAACTAAAGCATCTGGGTCTTTAAGATTGGCTCTTAGACTTTCTATAAGAGTAGCACATATTAAGGTTTTTCCTCCAGCTGTAGGAATTAAAGTAACACCCCTACCTTGTCTAAGAGCTGATATGACTGACTTCTCTTGATAATCTCTTAGTTTTAAATTTAATTCTTTAATTTCTGGTTTATCAAATCCAGGATTGAATATTGTTTTGATTTCTGGATCAATACTATATTCATAATGATTTAATTCTGCAAATGTAATAACATCTTTAAAAAGACCTGCATCAAATTTGCCAGAAGGGGTTATAGCATATAACCTAGGTTGTATATAAGGATTGTTTCTTCTATAAGCTGGATTAGCTATAGAAAATTTTTCTCTTATCAATGATATACTTCTCAGATCTCCACTGATTTGAATTTGTTTCTTTTTGTTTATTAAAGCAAATGATATCATGTGGTTTCCAACTTATTAATCTCTATAATATTTTTGAGATCATAAGTCATACTCCTAAAGATAGATTCAACCTTTTCTAAATATTCAATAACTAATTTTGCATTAGCCATCTCTTCGTCTATTTTTTGAATAGCTTCGGACTCTTCTATCTTTCTATCTAAAGCAGTTTTCGGTATACCCGGAGGAATACCTTCTCTTTCATAAGATGCATAAACAGCAGCTCTTATAGTCTTTCTTTTCTTTTCTAAAGAATAAAGATATCTTTTTTGTTCTATAAGACGTGCTACCCATTTATGTTTAATAGCTGGTAATCTTAATTGTTTTTCTAAAAGATTTAGTTCGTCTACTTTAGTATCTTCTTCTAATTCTTTTTTGATTTCTTCTATTATAACCATAAATATAACTAAATTATAACATATGGCAAGTAGATTTCAACAATTAATAGATAATATCATGGAGAACATGAATGCATCGGGAGCTGGTGGAGCTTTCGGCACACCTCAACAAGCTGTATATAATCCACCTTCAAATATAAATTCCGGTGATACATATGCTCCTAATAATGCCATGAATATTTTTGGATTTCCTAAGATGGCTAAAAGAAAGAAACCAGAGTTTTTAGTATTTGGTAAATCCAAAAAGAAATTAAGAAAGAAAAAGAAATAATGGATAATGGCCATTGGATATTAGAAGATGGTGTAGAAATAAAAGAAGACACCTTTGGATTTATATACGAAATAACCAATACGGTTACAAATAGAAAATATATTGGCAAGAAACAATGTATTTCACGTTTTAAACGCAAACCTTTGAAGGGCAAAAAAAATAAACGTATAGACTATAAAGAATCAGACTGGAAGAAATATACAAGTTCTTCTAATGAATTAAATGCTGATATAGAAAAATATGGCAAGGATAAATTTACGTTTAAGATATTAAAAGCTTGTGGGTCTAAGTGGGAAAATGCTTACTTTGAAATAAAGGAACAATTAGAACGTAATGTTTTAATGAGAGATGATTATTATAACGGTATAATTAATGTTCGTATAGGTACTCCACCAAAAGAAATCAAGTTAAAATTCCAGTCGGAGGTTAAGTAGTAAAATGGCTAAAACTCAATGCATCTATTGTTCTTCCTCAACTTATGGAAGACCATGTCTTTATTCACCTACTAATACCCACGTTCATATGGATGAACCGGGTAAGTGCATTTATTGTGGTTCTCCTCATGTAGGTGGTGGCTGTATTTATAATCCATATGGAACCCAACACGTTAAGGGACCGGAATATCTTATAAGTGCTAAGATAAAAACAGAAAAGGCTATAGTTTTAAATTATCTTTTAAATAAAA